CCCGAGATCACCCCAGAGGATCCTCCGGTGCCGGCCCCTGCTCCTGACCCAGAGCCTGCACCGACCCCTACTCCCGACCCCGAACCGCAAGCTGCAGCCCCTCCGGCACCTGAGCCGCCTCCGGCCCCAGCGACCGTCGATGACTCCTTTACGGAAGATGAGCAGGCCGCCTTTGACGAGGTCGCTGCCAACTTCACCGAGGTCTCGGCAGCCATCAAGGCTACCCAGCGGGTCATGCTCGCCAAGATGGAGAACATGGTCGAGAAGCGGGTCGCCGACGTCCTTGCCAGGTTGGCCCCAGTTGCAGCGGTCGCTCAGACCGTAGCCCACAACACTTTCATGGATACGGTGCTGAAGTCCCACGCGGACGCGGTCACACTGCTCCCCAAGGTGGAGGAATGGGTCAAGACCCAGCCCGAGTTTCTGCAGGATGCTTACGACAAGGTGCTGAACAGCGGCACCGCGGAACAGACCATCAAGCTGTACAATGTGTTCAAAAAGGAGACCGGCAGCGCACAACCTCTGCCTCCTCCCGAACCACCGAAAGATCCTGAAAAGGAGAAGAGGCTTAACGCTCAGGAAGGTGTGCGCGGGCGCCACACCGGCGGGCGAGCCGCAGTTGACCCCAACGATTTCGACGGGGCCTTTGAGAAGTTCGCCGCGACGGCGTAACCAAACCCAGCCAGAGGAGGACGAATTATGTTAACAGCTTATGGGGATATTTCCCCGGCAGTAGCAGCAAGCGCGGCGGTAGAAATGTTGAAGAGAGGGCAGCCGCATCTGGTCATTCAGCAATTTGGCCAGTCCAAGCCGCTCGGCAAGAACCAGACCAACACCCAGAAGTTTCGCCGGTATGAGCGTCTGGCCGCAGCCACCACCGCCCTGACCGAGGGTATCACCCCGACCGGCAGCCAGCCGACCGTTACCGATTACACGGCGACCCTCGCCCAGTATGGTGACTTCCTCGAGCTGACCGACGTGATCGCCGATCTGCATACTGATCCAGTGCTGATGGAATACTCGGCAATGATTGGCGAGCAGGCCGCTCTGACGGTTGAGACGGTTGCCTTCGGCATTCTCAAGGCCGGCACCACCCTGTATCGGGCCAATGGCTCGGCCAGGACCGACATCAACACTCCCCTTACCCTCAACCTGCAGCGCAAGGCCATCCGTGGGCTCAAGCGGCAGTTGGCTCGACCTTTCACCTCGAAGATCTCCAGCTCGGCGAACTTCAACACCGAGTCCGTGCCCGCTTCGTTTGTCGGCCTGATCCATCCGGATCTTGAGACAACTGTTCAGGGGCTGCAGGGCTTCAAGGACGCGGTTGATTACAAGGCTACCTACGAGAGCGAGATCGGTGCAGTCGGCAACGTCCGCTACATCACTTCGACGGTTTTCGAGGCCTGGGCTGACGGCGGCGGTGCCAAGGCAGGATCCGGCACCACGATGATCTCCACCACCGGCACCAACGCCGATGTCTATCCGGTCATCTATCTTGCCCCGGATGCTTTCGGGCTCGTACCTCTCAAAGGCAAGAGTGCCATCTCGCCGATGGTCCTCAATCCGAACGTCCCTCGCGGCGGCGATCCCCTCGGCCAGCGCGGCTCAGTCGGTTGGAAGACCTACTTTACGGCTGTTATACTTCAACAGCTTTGGATGGCACGTTGTGAGGTAGCCGTACCGGAACTCTAAACCCTTATTAATTAAGGATTGCTGCAATGTCCTACTTGACAAACTCTAAATTTACCTTGTATGATGGAAGAAATTCCACCATAGGAGGTGCGTTATGGCAAAGTTTAGAGGGGCTATTCTGTCTTGTGGGACATGCGGTAAAGAGTTTAAGGTTTCCCCCAACCGCGCAGCAACGGCGAAGTACTGCTCAAACAAATGTGCAGGAGTTGGGAGAGGGCTTGATTTTGAACTTCCGAAAGTCGCCATTGTCTGTAAGTGGTGTGGGAAGACGTTCTTTGAGCATAGGTGTCACGCCGATCGTCGGACATATTGTTCCAACGATTGCAGGTTGGCGGATCCGGTCTATCGTGAAGGGTGCTCCGAGCGAGGCAAGGGTGAAGGGAATGCAATGTGGACAGGCGGTATTGCTGCACATACTGACGGGTATATTTATGAATACTGTCCAGAGCATCCATTGGCAAAAGGAAGATACGTCCTTCAACATCGTCTCGTTATGGAAAGGCATCTTCGAGAACATTACCCAGAGTCTCCGTGCCTCATCAAATTCGGGGAGCAGCTGTACCTCAATCCTGAATTGTCGGTTCATCACGACAACGAAGACAAGACAGACAATCGGGTCGAGAATCTGCGAGTCATGACAATGAGTGATCACAATAAATTGCACAACGCCTTGAGGCGAGCTAAAAAATTAGAAGGAGAATAGACCATGGATAAACAATACATACAGTCCGGTACGATCACCGTCGCCAACCCGGCCGCGGCGGTCACCGTTGCGCTCGGCTTTGTCCCGAAGTATATCCGGGCGGTGAACGTCAACAACCTCGCCTTCTATGAGTATTTTGCAGGCATGGATGCCGGCACGTCGCTCGACACCGGTAACCATGCTGATACGCAGATCTCAGTCAACGCCGCTGGCACCATCACGCTGACAGCGAACGGATTCACGCTGGGTCTCGACATCTGCGACACCGCAGCCGACGTAGTTTACTGGGTAGCATTCCGCTAAACCTTTAGTCCAGGGGAGTAACCTCTCCGACGGAGGAAGTTATGAGAGTACGAGAACTTGTTACGAACAGGGTAATCACCGAAGCGATCATGACTGCCGGCGGTGGGATGCCACCGATCGCAGGTGTCAATGCGACAGCAGCTGAGTTGAACCAGGCCGCTGATCTGTCTGCTCAGATAGGTATGGCTCCCGGTGCAGGCTTTGCCGGTACCGGTACACTTTACAAGGCCTCGGTTGTCAAACACGGCGATGTAATAAAAACCGAGATCGTTATCGACCTGACCGGTGCGAAATCATCCACTACTGACCTCGACATCATCGGGCTTTTAGGGGTATCACATATCGGCCAGTTCACCGCGGCGGTGAACGGCACATGCATGGGCGGGAAGATGACTTGTCTGGAAGTGCCTACCGGAGGCGTAGTGGACATTGATCTCTATGCTGCTACAGAAGGGACCGGGGCATTTGACGGAGCTGTTGGTGACCTTGTTGAGACAGCATTGGTCACAGCTGGCGGCAACTGGACCCTCGGGCTCACGAAGCCGTTGCTGGTCGACGTGGCTGCGAACAAGTATTTGTATCTGACCGGCGGTGCCGCCGGCACGGCTGCTACCTACACAGCAGGCCGGTTCTTGATCGAAATCTGGGGCGTGTAAGATTCAACCACAGGGGAGGGGCGACCCTCCCTTTCATTGAGTCCTGCAGCAGAAGTACCATAAATCTTAACGGGGGGAATGTAATGCCAACGAGTGAAGAATTGGATCTGGGTTTGGGAGATATCGACATCCAGCCGATCCCGGAGCCGAAGAGTAAGAAGAAAGTCGATGTACCTATCAAGGCCGCTACTATCGATCCGGAAGACGACCGCGACAACTGGCCGACCATCCGTATCGAGCCGGTTGAAGGCAAGCCGAACTACGAGACCATCGTCTGTGGTGGCACCCGAAAGAACGGCAAGCCGTTCCTTCACGAACTGCAGATCCTGCGAGAGCATGACGTAAAGGTCCCACCCTCGGTAGTCAACACTTTGCTCGAGGCTGTTGAGGCCCACCATGTACCCAGGCGTGACCCGGCCACCGGCAAGTCGATGCTCGTCAAACAGAACCGCTCAGCCATCCCCTGGCGGATGGTCAAAGGGGGGAAATACTTCTAATGACCCGGGCGGAGATGTTGGCAGAACTGCGGGAGGTGCTGAACGATTCCACGACCAATGGAAAGTTCACAGAGGCAAGGCTTCTGCGCTTTCTGGCGGAAGGACAGGATAAGTTCTGTGAGGAGACCGGCTATTTCACCGACCTCACCAACTTCAAGCTGACTTTGCAGACCGGGGTCGCAGTCTACGCCATCCCTGCCCGAGTCATCCAGATCCTCGATATCTGGGACGGGACCAGGAAGCTGGCCAAGGTCAGTACCGGCAACATCTACACCACTCAGGACGCACTGTATGGCTACACCGAGGCGACTGGTGTGCCGACTCACTGGCAGACTGATCTGGCTACTGGCTCCGTGCAACTGTTCCCGACCCCAACCGCAGCCGAGAACGGTGACCTTCTGGTCTTGCAGGTCTGGCGGTACAGCCAGTATGACCTCGCCGGCGATGGCGCGGTGCCGGAGGGGGGAGGGGCTGCACCTGATGCAGAGCCCGAGATCCCCAGCCGTTTCCACTCCGCCTGTGTTGAGTGGGCAGCCTACAAGGCCTTCAACGATCACGACATGGAGACCCAGGACCCAGTCAAGGCGGCCGATCATCTTGCATCCTACCGGCTCTATGTTGCTGATGGACGAGCGGCACTGCAGCGTATTCAGAACCAGGAGACGCGGATAGGCACCTGCTCCGCGTACCGGACCTGATGGCGCAGGCGAAATTCATACCTATCGCCAAGGCCACCACCGGGCTGAACAATTACCTCGACCCTGTACGGCTGACCTACGATCTGAAGACCGGGGAAACTGAGCTATCGCAGGCGGTCAACGTCAATATCGACTCTTCCGGTCGGCCGTCCCGGCGCCTGGGCAGGGTGCAGAAATCGGCCCTGTCGGCGCGGTGCGGGTTTTCCTTCGGGGAACTCTGTCTGTTCGTCAGTGGCTCGACCCTCTACCGGATGTTCCCGAATTACTCAGTCGCCGCTCTGCGCACGGACCTGACGGTCGGGGCCAGGATGCGCTACCTGCCGGTGGCCGATCGGGTCTACTACAGCAACGGGACTCAGAAGGGCTACATCGTCGGAGGAGTCGATCGCACCTGGGCAAAGGGGACCTACAGCGGCGATCCGCAGCGAGTCTACTCGGACCCGCCCAACGGCCACATGCTCGGCTGGTTCGCCGGCCGGCTGCTGATCGCCAAAGAGAATGCGATCTTCGCCTCCGAGCCGTCGTTCTACGGAGTGTATGACCTGCATCGCGGATTCCGTCCGACACCCGACAGAGTCACCTTGCTCTGGGGTACGCCGCAGGGGCTGTGGATCGGTACCTCCTCTCGCGTTGAGTTTCACCGCGGCTCTGCCTGGGGACAGGTGCATCGGGAGCCGAAGGCCGGCTACGGGGTGCTGGAGGGGTCGATGACCCCCTGCCCTGGCGAGAAGCTCGGGCTCGAAGGTGAGCATGTCCTAGTCACCACGCCGGAAGGCATCTGTGCCCTCACTGAAAGTGGCGGGCTTATAAATTTCACGCATCGCAAACTGGTATTCCCGTCGGGGAAATTTGCGAGCGCAGTCGTAGCGGGCGACCGTTATATTGTCATGGTTGAAGCATAAAGGAGAATATTATGGCTGGAAGATTTAGCACCGGGCTCCGCAACGGGATGTGCTCGAAGAATAGTTACCCGGTGAACCTGATCACTGGGACCACGTTTGCGTTTGCCGACGGCACCGGCACCGATGGAGCCGACCGCATCACTGACTCTGGTAATGGCTTTGTCACCGCCGGCTTCACCGTTGGGCAGTACATCTCGGTCGCCGGCTCGACGTCGAACAATGTCGCCGGGGTAAAAGTCCTGGCAGTCGCCGCCGGCTATCTCGAGATCCCGGCTGCTTCCCTCACTACTGAGACCGCCGGTGACCAAGTTATCATCGCTGCCGGCGCCAACGGCGGCTCGCTTGACGAGCAGTTACGCAACGGCGTGATCGAGGTCTACACCGGCACTCAGCCGGCCACCGCTGACCTCGCCGAGACCGGCACCAAGCTACTGCGGGTTACTGTCGCTTCCGGGGCGTTCGTGGCGGGTGCTGCTGCCAACGGCCTCAACCTCGGCGACGCCGCGGCCGGAATTACCTCGAAAGAATCAGGCGAAGTCTGGA